ACTCAACAATCGACTGGTTAAAGTTGAAACCGTTGAGATTGAAAGCCATAGTGCTAACACCGAGAGCCGTAAACCAGATGCCCACCACGGGCCATGCTGCGAGGAAGAAGTGGAGAGAACGGGAGTTATTGAAAGAAGCATACTGGAAGATCAGACGACCGAAATAACCGTGTGCTGCAACAATATTGTAGGTCTCTTCTTCTTGACCGAACTTGTAACCATAGTTCTGAGATTCAGACTCAGTTGTTTCACGAACCAGAGAAGAGGTGACCAGAGAACCGTGCATTGCACTGAACAGGGAACCACCGAAGACACCTGCAACACCCAGCATGTGGAAGGGGTGCATCAGGATGTTGTGCTCTGCTTGGAAGACAAGCATGTAGTTGAACGTACCAGAGATGCCCAGAGGCATTGCATCAGAGAAAGAACCTTGACCGAAAGGATAGACCAGGAAGACTGCAGATGCTGCTGCAACAGGTGCAGAGTATGCAACACAGATCCAAGGACGCATACCAAGACGGTAGGAGAGTTCCCACTCTCGGCCCATGTATGCATAGATGCCGATAAGGAAGTGGAAGATCACAAGTTGGAAAGGACCACCGTTGTACAGCCACTCATCGAGAGATGCTGCTTCCCAGATGGGATAGAAGTGAAGTCCGATTGCGTTAGACGAGGGCACGACTGCCCCAGAGATGATGTTGTTACCGTACATTAGAGAACCAGCAACAGGTTCACGGATACCATCGATGTCCACAGGGGGAGCAGCGATGAAGGCAACGATGAAGCAAATGGTTGCTGCCAACAGAGTTGGAATCATCAGTGTGCCGAACCAACCGACATAGAGACGGTTGTTGGTTGAGGTGACCCACTCGCAGAATGATTCCCAAGTGGACTGTTGCGGTTGTTGTACGAGAGTTGAATTAGCCATTAGTTTGAACGAAAAGTAAGACCATCAGGGACATGGTGGAGTTACTATTCCTTTCCCACCCTCAGGGAAAGGTATGAGAGACGTGATTTAGACACCCTATAGGTCTCGGTTTGGGGTGTTGTACATGTGTTAACTTTCGTTAACCGATGATGTATTTATATTAAGGGATAACCGAACTTTTGTCAACCCCTAAAAGATGAGTATTTGTACTCAAGACCAGACCAGTTTGGCATGATACTGGTGAGCATAGGTCTCACGAGCACCTTTGATACCCCATCCCAACCAGTAGTAGGAGGGCACCATGTACTGAGAAATGGTGCGACCACGACCCTCAAACTCAGGAAGGTAACGTTGAAACACATTCTCATTGATCATGTATGCAGTTTGACCTTCCAGAGTGGAGGGATCATAACCATACCGTTTAGCAAAGATGCCAAGGTTACGATAACGACCTACTGAGGTCCACTGAATAAGACCATAACCCCCACTATGGCAAGCGTTGTAAGGAACTCGAGCCCCTCCCTCGCATATGTTGGGAATGAACTTGCTTTCCTGTTGAATGTTACCCATGATCGTTGCAAGTGCATTGCGATCTGAGATTCTTGTTTTTTCTTGGAGTTGTTGTAGGACATACTTTTCGTTGTCGGTACAAGTAGGGCAGGTCCAAGACTTTCGGATGGTCTCAATAGGAACTGCGTTTTCTTTATCCACACTGACATCCACAGGTGGAGTAGTGGGAGAACCGTAGGTTGCAAATAAGGCAACGACACCTACGGTTGTTATTGCTGGAATCATAAGTCTCATGAAACTACCATTATGATATCACATAAAAAGAGGGGTGTCAACTGGATTGTGCCAGTTACCCCTCTGTCATGCGACGACGATATGAAATTATTTATTGGGTAGGCACTGCTGCTGGAATCATCATTCCACCACCAGGACCATCATTATCATCATCATGAGCATCTTCAGTCAATAGGGATGCAAAGATAAACCCTCCTATAAGAGATGCTGCTATGAGTAACACGTCGTTCACCACACACCAGGGATAATCTGCCCAGTGGTGATGTAGGAACCGACTGCTGCAATGAAACCAATCATTGCTGCTCGTGCGTTGAGGATCTCTGCCTCAGGGGTGAATCCGAATTTCATTGTTTGTTCTCCTGTGTTTTGTTAATGATGATGACACGTTTGCCATCATGGGTAAATTGTAACTCATCGTCAGGATCCCACAGTAGCTCTTCATACAAATCGTCGAGCTTCTGGATATCCTCCCAGAGTGCGTCAGGGTTAGGCATATTGTTCTACTAGTGCTCTAATATTTTGTGTGATTTGCATCCCACCAGTTTTACTCTCAAGAAGAGTTCCGTTGGGAGAGGCAACGATAAGAACAGGAGTAGCAGTTACACCATACTTCTTTGCAAGGTCTAGATTCTCTTGAGGAATCGGGACATCACTGAAATCTTCAAGGTCTACTTTCTCAATCATACTAGTATCTACCTTGATAGAAGCAAGATATTTGTCTACCAAAGCACATGGTCCACATGATTTTTTGGAGAAAAGATAAAACTTGTTCATTCTTCTTTCTGTTCTTGGGGTTTAGATGGGACAACAGGGTCCCTTGATCGATTTTTAATTACGATAAATGCGTCTTTGTTGTACTTGCGAGTGCCTAGAAGAGGTGCCCACTTGGTGCCTGCACCATCAATCCCATAGACTGAGGTGCCACCAATCTCAACATGGATGTCATCATTACGAACGTCCCACCCAAGATCTTCGACTGCTTTGACGAGTGCTTCTTCAGTGTATCGCATCAGAGATTTTCCTCTTGTTCAGAGAGAATTACAACATCACTAGTGGGATAAGCAACACATGTGAGAATATAACCTTCGTCCATTTGCTCATCATCTAGGAAGGTCTGGTCACTGTTATCTACAGTGCCACTGATCACTTTGCCTGCACATGTAGAGCAAGCACCAGCACGGCAGGAGTAGGGCAGAGCAATGCCTGCATCTTCTGCTGCCTCAAGGATGTACACATCCTCATCACAAGTAAAGGACTGCTCACCATCAGGGGTTTGCATAGTAACGTTGTAAGAAGCCATTAGTAAGTTTCGCAAATTTGTTCAACGGATGCTGCCAACAAAACGAAGAAGGCAACTGATGTAATTGTAAAAGTCAGTGCTACCATTGTCAAGTTATGTTAGAAGATGCCGAAAAAGAGTTTACCAGTGATAGCATATGAAAGGAATCCAGAAATGATACCCATCATTGCCCATCGACCGTTATACATCTCTCTCTGTTGCATGGGTGAGAAAAGACCCTTGCGGTTGTAATCTTCAACAACCATCTGTGGTTCCTTGGCAAATAGATTATTCTGACCGTATTCGTTAGTCGTGACTGTCATGGTATTGTGTAAAGAACTGTTACATTATATAGCAGATCTTTACATTTTGTCAACTATTCGGAAATTGGATTACGTCATCACTCATATTAGAGATGCTGATATTGTAGTCAGGATCCCAAGGTTCCTCAGGTTCAGGTTCTGCATCATACATGGCACGTAGACCAGTGTAGTGACGCCAGAGATCACCAAGCAATTGAACGTCACGACGTTCTTCAATGCCAGTGATCAGAGCAACACCTGCTGCTTCAACAGCAGATGACAGATAAGACTTCATACTAGGCTTTGACATCATCTTTTACATAGCAGGGTACAGTTGCAGGATCCAACCACTTAGTATATTCAAAGTCAGTCATGGCAGTATCCATCTGCATAGCATTATCGCAGAGATACATGTCACGGTACTTACCAGTGTAGGAATCCACTTTCTGAATACGATAATCAGGTTGGCCATTCAATTCAATGGTTCCAACCTGAACGTATCGATATGGAAACCGTTCAAGGAGAACAGTTGGTTTCTTCATTGGATCACTTGCGAACCCACATATCATACCACGGGGTCAACTCAGTGTCAACATGGCAGTGGGGATCTCAATGTCTGCTTTGATCATGACATTAAAGTTGATCGTGGTTCTCCACTTTGTGATCTGACCTTCATCATTCTGCTCAGGATCCCAGAACCCAATCTCGTAACCATGGGGGAGAGCAGAGTCCCAGAACATCAGGTCACCAACTTCAGTCTGCATACCAACCACACCACTGTTGTGGGGACCATAGTCCTTGTAGTTGGGTTCGATCACTCGGAAGGCAGGACGGGGATCGTAGAACAGTGTAGGGGAACAACCTTCTGGCATGTCAACATACAGACAACCAGACAGGAAAGAGTTTGAGTGACTGTGAATCGGGTGTCGGTATCCAGGACCAGACTGATTTACCCACATCTCACTGACATAGCAGTCTTTGTATTCAACTTGATTCCAATCTAGAACTTTACGTGCAGATTCATAGATCAGATCAACCAACCATTCAAGTTCTTCTTTCTCATTACACTTAGTGCTCTCACTGATTCTGAAGTTCGTAAGTTGAGAGGGACCTGATGCACAGTCTCCTTCTACAAACTCACGAATCTTATCTAGATTCTGTGCAATCTGTGGGAGTTGAAACTTAAAAACATTTGTAGGAAATAGAGTTGCTACCTCCTTCAATTCTTGTGTATCGTCTTCTGGTACATTCATGATTATCAATTGAGATAACAATGTCGGTAAGAGGACTTGAACCTCCACGAATTACTTCACTGGAACCTAAACCCAGCGCGTCTACCAATTCCGCCATACCGACAAGAAAGGGGAGATTGGGTCTCCCCTCATGCTCGCCACTTACTTTTTCTAAAGTAAGAAACTTCATGGGTCAATGACTCCACCACCTTATTTTAGGAACAAGGAAACCCGAGGATCCAAAGGGATCATCCCGACCAGGGTTGTTAACGTGTCTCCATCACGGCAGGAGTCGTCCATCCGCACCATCAAGTTTTGCCTAGAACTTGAAAACTACACATAGGAAAGATCATAATAAAGGTTATTAGCAAGAATCTCATAATCTTCATCAGGGTCACCGTAGAAATCAATACCTTTGCGTTGATAAAATGCTAGCACTTTATTGTACAAAGATGGATGCTCTACATCAAGTGTGACATCACCACAAGCAGCAGAACGAAGGATGTCCAAGAAAGGACGAAACGTTTGTTCAATAGTCATGGGTCTTACCTATTCGACTGGGTTACTTCCTCAGATGAGGAACGGGTTAGGTAGGACTCGAACCTACGACCGACTGCTTAGAAGGCAGTTGCTCTATCCAACTGAGCTACTAACCCACCACACCTCAAGTGTTGGGTAGTAACTCTTCCAGTTCACGGATCTCCAGGTTTAGAAGTTGTGCCTCCTCAAAGTCACCGTCCTCTACTAGGACGTGAAGTTCATCAATCAGGGATTCAATCATAGTTTCAATATCATCAAGAGAATACGAGAGCATTCGGGGTTCCATCGACTGACTTAGTAAGTATAGGGTGAAATCTTCTGGGTGTCAAGGGGTCCAGGGGAAATAATCTTTTCTCATGTACCGACCCAGTATGTTGCTGTTGTAGTAGAGGGGAACGTTGGGTTCCAGTTCCTCTGTCAGCACATTATTTAGAAACAATTGTTTGGTTTCTTCAAAATTGCACTGACCTTTGGTACTATGTAGTGACAGAATCTTTCTTTTGAAGTTGTGTTTGCCGTACTTTTTTACGTCATCTTTTAGTTCTGGACACGATCCATAATACCGCTTCCAATCACTCTCTTGTTTTTGCTTTCTTTTCTTGCCAGGTGGCGTTCTAAAAGACCAGAAATACTTTCTTCCAATGTAGTGTCTACCGTTGAGGACATTGGTAATTTCATAAACAAAACCAAAGTAGTCCCCAACATCGATGCTATCAAAATCTTGTTCCAGATAGGTCCAGGGGTTGTCGTACATTCATCATGTGTCTTTCTCATAATATTTAGTAGTGCTAAGTCCTATTGCCCAATCATTCCAATCACCACTCACATCATCCCATGGATCTGGAATTTCTACTTGATCCCTCTGATCCTCTTGTAATGGTTGTGTAGTGCTCCCAGCATCCATGCGTCCGTCAGTTGCCTCGGACCTTCTTTCAAAACACGGATCTGAGATGCTGAGAGTCGGGAGCCCATCCACGCCAGATACTCCTTCTTCCACTCGTAATCGTCTTGTTCTATGTTCATTGTCCCAAACCTCGTGAAGATCTTTGACTTGAGAATCTACTGAAGACATAGTTTTAATCACTTTGCCTTCCCAATACCATACCTCCACATAGGAGAATAGGTGCATGAGAATGGTATCAAAGGGTGGTCTTTGTTTTTTGATCCACCCTTTTATCTTCTGGATCGTTGTGCGTTCTCCTCCCCAGTGGTGTTCAAATTCAATACTATAGTTTGAATCCTGAGAACGAGTTTGCTTTGACATCCTGCTTGATACCCCCAATCACATACGATTCAATTTCAGTTTCCTGAGGAGCATTTTGCTGCCCCTTGCTATTTAGCCAGTGCTCTGTCCAGGGAAGGGGATTTGCATTGGCAGGAATGTTGAAGATTCCTTTAAGACCAATTGCTTTCAGACGACGATTTGCAATCCACTCAACATATTGCTTGAGCAACTTATCGTTGAGACCGATCATGCTGCCGTCCATGAACAGATAGTCTGCCCACTCCTTCTCTTCTGTCACTGCTTTGTTGAACATCTCGTAGACATTCTCTTCTTCCTCTTTGGCAATCTCGATCATGTCAGGATCGTCACCATCTCTCCACTTATTGATAATGTTCTGGGTCAATACCAGATGCTGTGACTCATCACGGGCGATAAGGGAAATGATTTTTGCCGAACCCTCCATGAGTTTGAGCTCACCAAAAGCAAAACTGCAAGCAAAAGAAACATAAAACCGTATTCCTTCCAAGATATTGACATTCATCACTGCCTTATAAAGTTTACGTTTGAGTTCTTTCAGTTCCCACTGAGCAGACTCACAATCTTCTAGAGCATGTTCCCACATGTTACCAGCACCCCATTCTTGTGCTGCCTGTAGGAACTCATCGTATGCCTTAGTAACCGACTCGGCACGTGCAAGGATACGATCATCGTCAAGGATGGTGTCAAAGACCTCAGAGGGGTCACTGTAGATGTTCTTGATGATGTAAGTGTATGACCTGCTGTGAATCTGTTCAAAGAACTCCCAGGTCAACATAGCACCCTCTAGTTCGGGGAGTGAGCAGTAAGGGATAAAAGCAAGCCCAGGACCACGCCCTTGTACAGAATCCAGGAGGATCTGGTACTTAAGGTTACTAGTGTAGATGTGCTTCTGCTGGGACTGTAGTGTCTGATAGTCTGCTCGATCCTTCTGGAGACTGACCTCCTCAGGTCTCCAGAAATAACCAAGTTGTTGTTGATTAAGACGATCAAAGATCGGATACTTGTAACTATCATAACGTTGAACACCTAGGGGTTTACCAAAAAACATGGGTTGCTTCTTGGTGTTGTGCTTCTGCTTATTAAATACTGTCATACCATCTGGTCTAGATGTTACAAGCTTCGCACTCTGATTCGTTTGCATCTTCTATTTCCGTAAGTAATGTTTGCAGTTGGTCTTCGATCTTTTGTTCTTCTACATCTCCATCCTTTTTGTTGTCGTAAGTGTTCTGATAGTACGAAGTCTTCCAGCCGTACTTGTATGTAGTTAGGAAGTCATTTGCAATCACCGACACAGGTACTTCATTATCAGGATAGTTCTCGGGGTTGTATGACCAGTTGCCAGAGATAGCTTGGTCGAAGAACTTCTGCATGACTGCTACAATTTTAATATACCCCTCATTCGATTCCATGTCCCAGAGAAGAGTGTAGTTTTTCTTGAGAGAATTGTACTGAGGAACGATCTGAGGGAGTGGTCCCTTTTTGCTCTTCTTAATGGACAGGTAGTCTCTAGGTGGTTCGATTCCGTTTGTGGCATTTGACACAACGGAACTGCTCTCTGAAGGCATCTGTGCGGACAGTGTTGAGTGCCGTAGTCCGTATCGAATAATGTCGTCTCTAAGACTCTCCCAATCATAGACATAGGTAGGTTCTACTAGTTCATCAACATCCTTTTTGTATGTATCGATGGGAAGAATACCATCGGCATACTTAGTGCGAACAAATCCCTCGCAAGCACCCTTCTCCTTTGCAAGTTCATTAGAGGACTTGAGAAGATAGAATTGGAATGCCTCAGTCAGACGATGAGTTTCATGCAGAGATGCATCATCACCATACTTGAATCCAGCACGTGCCAGATAGTGTGCCAAACCAATGTAACCGACACCCAGAGAACGACGATACTTGGTAGCACGTTCTGCTGCTGCCACAGGGTAACCCTGATAGTCAATCAATTCTTCCAGACCACGAACAGCAAGGTCACACAGTTCCTCTAGTTCATCGATGTTACGAAGTTTGCCCACGTTGATAGCAGACAGAATGCACAATGCAATCTCACCATCTGCATCATCGATGTGATCGATGGGATCAGTAGGCAAAGTGATCTCCTGACACAGGTTCGACATGTAAACCTGATCCTTGAAGGAAGAGTGAGAGTTGCAGTGGTCAATGTTCATCAGATAAACACGACCAGTCTCATTACGTTCCTTGAGTAGATCTAGAATGAGTTCCTGTGCAGCAATGGTGCGGCGAGGGATGGTTTCGTCGTTCTCGTATTTGGTGTAAAGAGAATCAAACCGATTAGAACCAAAGGCATCGTATAGACCAGGAACATCGTGAGGAGAAAAGAGGGAGATATCTTCATTGTTGATAAACCGTTCATAGAACAGTTTACTAAGTTGAATCGAGTAGTCAAGTTTACGAACACGATTGTCCTCAGTTCCTTTATTATTCTTAAGGACAATGATATCTTCTATCTCTTGGTGCCAGATCGGGAAGTGTACTGTAGCTGATCCACCTCGGATGCCATTCTGTGTACAGCATCGGACAGTTGACTCAAATTTTTTGAGGAACGGTATAACACCCGTGTGAGCAACTTCTCCCCCTCGGATCTTGCTGTTGACGCCACGGATGCGACCTGCGTTGATGCCGATTCCTGCACGTTGAGCAACATACTTACCAATAGCCATGTCACTGCTAAAGATGCTATCGAGGGAGTCATCAACATCAACAAGAACACAGCTCGCAAATTGTCGAAGTGGAGTTCGCACCCCTCCCATGATAGGTGTGGGAATGTTGACTTTGTGTTTGCTGATTGCGTCGTAGTATCGTTTGACATAATCGAGCCTTGACATCGTAGGATAGTCTTGGAAGATAGTCGCAGCAATCAGCATGTACATGAACTGAGGTGTCTCATAAACCTCACCACTACTACGATCTTGAACCAGATACTTATCTACTACCTGCCTCAGACCTGCATATGTAAACAGCAGGTCACGATCGTGATCAATCCAGGAACCGATTTGTGCGATCTCTTCTTCGGTATACTTATCTAGGATGGCACGATCATAAACACCAAGTTCGACACAATTTTTGATATGTGCTAGGAGCTGTGGGTGCTCATACCTCTTACCATAGACCTGCTTACGAAGACCAAACAGGAGCAGACGTGCTGCAACGAACTGATAGTTCGGTGTGTCTAGGGTGATCAGGTTAGCAGCAGACTTCACAAGGATCTGCTGAATCTCATCCGTAGTAATACCGTCGTAAAATTGAATACCAGAGTTCATCTCAACTAGTGAGGCAGAAACTCCAGACAGATTCTTAGTTGCTTCCTCAACCATGACATGCATCTTGTCGAGATCAAGAGACTCGATGCTGCCGTTTCTCTTTTTAACTTTGGTGCCGTTGCTCATACCTTTTTCCAATCGTTTAATTTAACTTGTGCCTGTAGACCAGCATAGATGTTGGAGTCTACTATATTTTGAACGTCATGTCCAGCAAGAACCATGTCGTTGATATCTTTTTCTTTGATACCCTTGGGCCAAATGACTACGGAGTTGCCATTACTGATTGTTCTACTGATTCGATCGATGATCTGTTGGTTCCTGGGTTCATTATCATAGACATAGACAGGAGTGCTAATCCCGCAGTCACCAAGATGAACGTCACTTCCACACATAGCACACGCATTGCGAATGAACGTGCTGTCGAAAGGTCCTTCTGTAATGAAGACTGAAGCATCTGTTCTGATTGTATCAAGTCCATAAATTTTGGGGTCCTCATCATTGAGCATAATAGTAATGTACCTCAGAGTTGCCTTAGGATCTAAGGATCTTCCTTGGAATCCCATCCATTCACCTTCCTCATCTAGAAGAGGAATGATGATCCTCGCATCATCGTTATCCAATGAATCGAATTTTGGGGTGACACTATTTACCCACCTTTTGAAATTATCTGTGTAGTAGAATTTACTCAAATCAGGAATCATTCTGCTTTCAAGATATTTGCGAGCAGGATGTTCAAAATCTAGACGGTCAATTGTAGGTAGTTCTTTACCAGGACTAACTTTGAACACAGGTTTTTCAAATGTGGATTCTTCTAGTTTGATTTGCCTCTTGGTATAGGTCTTACTTCCTGAGAAAGACTCAAGCATGTACTGACTATGGAGGTCAGGTGCATGGTCCTTCAAAAAATTAGACAAAGATCTCCCTACTCCACAGTTGTGACACCGAAAGAAAAGTTTTTGTTGTTTGCCGAAGAAGTAACCCCTTGCTTTATTCTTGTGCTTCTGTGAGTCTCCACAGTATGGGCACCTTAGTTGGTAAAGGTCCGTCTTCTTAGTTGTAAATTTGTCACATCGTACTGATAGAAGTCGGACAAACTTCACGTCCACAGGATTCATAAGATACCAAGGATTGCCTTGCGTCTATACTAGCATTCTTTTGTGTGGGAGTCAACTGCAGACCTATCAGAGGAAGTAATTGAACTGCGAGGATGACTGCACCTGCACTGAAGGTAACCATCCATAGCATCTTTTGATTCTCATCAACCTTTTTGTCTAGATTATCAAACTTCTCATTGAGACGTTCAAATATTCTTTCATCATACTTCTGATGGTCTTCAATCATCTTGATGATTGCTTGATTAGATTTGTCACCCTCATCAAGTCGAGTCTCATGCCTTTCCAAGACTATAGCAATCTTATTACTATTATCAGAAATAGTAGTTACAGCACGTTCTAGCTTGTCTAGCATCTCTTTGGATAGATCCTCATAGATGTCAAGCTTAGATTCTAATACTTGAAGTTTGCCGAGACCAAATGCCATTAGTCGCACTTATGTGAGTTGTCAGATTTCTCTGCTCTCATTCTCCTTCTAATAGTTTTTTTCAGAAGTTCCTTTTGTTTGTTAAGAAACTCCTTGGAGTTCATGGTCTCAACCTCTTCTTTGAGTTTGAGTTCTTGGGAGATTGCTTGAGCATAGTTGGGCATCTTAACATCCTTTCTGCCACGAATTGCATCGTTGCGTTTGTCTGTGTAATGTTTGATGATGCCAGTAGGATATACTCTAGAAATTTTTACGTCCTTATCAATGTAAGGTGGTCGGATGTAACGTCTGAGAACCTTACGGATCTCTGCTTCACTCTGACCATAGACAATCACTTCACCCAGGTGGGGGAGTTCTACTTTGAACCCATAGTTTGCTGCCTCAGTGACAGGAAACTTTCTAGTCAGCATCTTCTTGATAGCAAGAAGTGCATCCTTCTTTCTCTTTTTACGGACACCAGGCTCTGAATCAGGGGGCAAAGAAACGTCACCACCTGTTCCTACACTGTTTGTCGGTGCGTCTTCATTAAACACCCTTGAGTTCCTCGTATACGATTTTATCAGTAGAAATATTTATCAGATCAGACTCTCTCAATCGTCCAATAAACAACATGAAAGTCTTAAGAACATCCCAATGTTCTTGTTCAATCTTATAAAACAAGAGTGGTGTCGCAGCCTCATCGAACACGTTGTATAATACAATGACGTGATTCAAAATGAGGTGTGTGCGAAGTACACCACTCTTCTTATATTTTCTTAGTAACCTTTTGAGATATTTGAATCTTTTCATATCATCCTCAAAGTCATCACAAGTGACACTTTGAGGATTATTATAATTTTTAATTGCAAAGAAGAGGTAATTATCCTCGTTCAACTCGTCGAATCGCATATCTCATGATGGATCAAGTGCCAAATGTGATCGTTGCTGCACCGTCAGAGATGACCTCTTCTGTACCACCTGCAGAGGTGATGACCACTCTGTATTTATAACCATCGAGTGAAGCATCTGCCAGACCACTCAGTGCGAGGGTGTCAGTGGTGAAGTCTGCATAGGTAACACCAGTGTCAAGGGAAGCAGTAATATCTTTCCAAGCACGGGTTGCGGTTGCAGTCTGTCTCTGCCACTTGTAGGACAGTGCACCAGGGGTGCCTGTAGTGGAAGTGGTGAGAGTGAAGGTTGCTGCACCAGATGCAGAGGTTGCTGCTGCAGGTTGAACATCGATGACGACTGCGGATGCAACGTCTGCCACGATGGTATCGTCTGCGTCGTCACCAGCAAGAACTGCAGTGTTGCTCACGAATGCAATGTGCTCTGCTTTGTGACGGGTGTCACCATTTGCTGCAGTGAAAGTTCTGTACTTCCACCAACCAGGACCCGTGATACCACGAGACTTGTTCTCTGCCAGTGCTGCCTCAGTAAGGTCAACAAAGAGAAGTTCGTAGGATGCAGAGTCACCACCTTTGATGACATACTCAGCAACTGCCTTAGGTGCAGTTCTGCGAACAGCATTTGCTGCTGTAACGGTGCCAGTAGAACCAGCATAAGTTGTGTGAAGTTCGATTGCCGTAGCACTGGTCACTTCCTTCACGATATAGGCAACACCTGACAGCTCCAGGATGTCACCTACGTTGACCAGATTATCTGCTGCATCGGTAAAGTCACCTGCTGTGCCCACGGTTGCATCACCGTTGGTCACAGTCACGTCGGTTCCCATTGCCTTTGCATCTAGTTTTCCGAAGACTGCCATTGTACTCCTATTTGATTGTGATCGTTTTCTAAAATATATTTATAAAGGGGGGATTTTTCCCCCCTCTTGATCAATCCCTTGCCTTGATTGCTGCTTCGACTTTTGCGAAGAGTTCATCGTCAGCAGTGGTCTTGGTCAGTTTGACTGCTTTACCAATAATCAAAAGGCAGATGTCGATGAGTTTCTCACCAAGTTCTGCGTCGTCAGGGATCTTAGCAACAGCTGCGTCAACAACTTTGTATGCTAGGGGTAGTAGAAATGAAGCCATGATAATACCTCAAGAGAGTTTACTACTATATATCAATCAAACCTAGATCCGATTGATGGTTTAGGTGCTCTCTTGCGAGCAAGTTGTGCCTTGATCTTATCGACTGGGGTAGGTTCAGTCTTGAACTTAGGTTTAGCACCTTTCTCTTTCTTCTTACCTTGAGGTTGGATTGCTTTCTTTCTGGAAGACATTAGTCCACCAGTCTTTCTCAAATCCTTCTGCATGTGACGCATCACTTTAGAATGACGATCGTCACCACCAAGGGTTCCACCTTTCTTAGACTCTTTACTAGTCTGGTACTCTTTACCAGTCTCTTTTGCGTAACGTGTACGTTCGTCTAGTGCGAACTCCTCTTTCTTCAGACCCAACTTACGTTTGATCTTACCGAAGACACCCTCTTTTTTCTTTGCCTTAGCAGCATCAACACGTTTCTGAAGTTCAGGTGAATACTTAAAAGAAGATTTTTTCTTCTGACGTTTAGCATAGTCCATATAGGACTCACCCTTCCTCAGTTTCTTAGGATCTGACTTGGGTTTAGACCTCTCGGCACGATCCTCACGAGCACGTTGGTTTGCACCAGGACCACCCAGTTTACGATCCTGTTCGGGATCGGGATGCCAGGTGTCAGCACGTTCTGCTAGATCAGGGTGGGGTGCATACAGGGGACCTTCATAGTTCCCTGCAAACTCCACACCCTCTGCTACTTTTTTGCGGACTTCCTCTTTGCTTGTGCCTTAGCAAGCAGACGTTTCTTTGCTGCTTCCTGATCTGCCTTAGGAATGTTGAACATGTTCCTGTCGGTCTTCAGAGGTTTGTCAACCTCACCCATACCATAACCTTCTTTCTTCAGGTCTGCCTTCTTTTTGGCAACAGAAGTCTGTTTCTTTTCACCTGTAGGATATTGAATACCACGATTGTCAGAGTGCTTATTGATAGCACTGACATACTTGTTCATGGTTTTGCTATCACCTTCCCTAGCAGCATTACCTGCCTTACGGTACATCTTAACTCTTTTTTCTCTATCAATCTCCTTGTAACCTTCTTCAACCTCAACCTCTTCTGCCTGAAGACCAGAACGTTTGCGATCATGGTCTGCAGTCTTCTGCTGCATCAGTTTCTTAGCAATGGTCTTACGACGATTTCTCAGATACTCATCATTCTTATCGTTCTTCTTACCATCGTTATCGATGTCAGCATCTTCCTTGCCCACAGGATCTAGTTTCTCAGAAACCAGTTCGTCCTTCTTAGGCATCACCTTGACTGAAGTCTTCTTAGACTTCTTACCATAACCTTCAACCATCTCTTCCTCGTGCTCGATGTGCTCGTTATGTGCTTCAAACACCAGGACTTGCTTCTC